TGGCTACTGCTATCCATATCACTATGGGGCTGGCTCTACCACGGCTGGTCTGTGCTCATCTGCTCACGAACAGAAGACCTAGTAGATAGAGCTGGTGACCTTGACTCACTGTTCCCTCGAATCGACTCAATGATTGAACGCCTGCCTTCATGCCTATTGCCGTGTGAACGTGAACGTATCATGCCAGGAGGGAAGAACCGTAGGCACATGGTGCTCACGCATCCTGAAGGTCATTCAATCGTAGGGCAGGCTACTACTGAACACATCGGTCGTGGTGGTAGGCGTACTGTAGTCATCTTCGATGAGGCAGCAGCACAGGACAAGCTCGAAGCAGCATGGCGATCAGCAGCAGACACAACACCATGTCGCATAGCAGTAAGTACACACCTAACAGGCAGTTACTTCACTCGTACACTGTGGCCATTGGCTGAGTCAGTGGGTAGACCTACACCAATCCTGACCACATACGAGGGTCATCCAGCCAAGTCACATGGTGGTGAATGGCGTGTGGATGACGATGGCACAGTCACTGGAGAGCCTGGTCGCAAGTACTACTGGTCACCGTGGTTCGAGAACCAATTGCAAAGGCGTGACTTGGTAGACATTAGAGAGAACGTGTTGGCTCTACCATCTACAGCTGGCAAGGGGTTCTTCTCACTAGCACACATCGTGAGGTGCAGGGGTGCGGTATATGAGCCTAGACGTTGTGAGGTGGTGGATGATGTACTGATAGACTCACCATCAGGTAGGTGGCGTGTATTCAGAGAACCAACAAGGGCAAGCAAGTTAGTGGTTGCAGCAGACCCAGCATATGGCACAGGTAGGCACAACTCTGCCGCTGTCATGATGGATGTAGAACGTCGAGAGGTAGTCGCAACATACGTTGATCCACACTGCTCACCGTACGATCTAGCCAAGGAACTCGTGCAAGCCGGCAGAACATGGGCAAGGGGTAGGTCTGAACTACTCATCGGTTGGGAGGTCAATGGTCCTGGTGCTGCAATGCATCATGACTTGGAGCGTTTGAGATACCCAGGCATATACCGGGAGAAGCGTGGTAAGCCTGGATGGACTTCGAGCCGACAGGCTAAGAGATCACTGTTCGGTGACTTGGCAAGGGCAATAGCAGATGACACACTCACTATTCCAGATGGCGAGATACTAGATGAGATGGAGACAACGGTCGTGTACGACAATGGCGGGATAGGACCAGCAAGGCTAGAGATAGACAAGTCATCTGGTGCAATCGAGGCACATGGTGACCGTGTTGTTGCAATGGCATTGGCAATGCGAATGGCTGAAACAGCCTGCGGTGAGGCAGATCGAGTAGAGCCAGAGACAGGATTGCCAGACTTCTCTGCAAAGACACTAATGAAAATGGATGAAATAATGCCAGAAAACAAGTTGACAGGTTAATGTAAACATGGGTAATCTACCGATAGATAAATAGGAGAGTAAATCATGGCAACAGAAGTAGAACGACGAAAGCCATTGAAGGTAGTTCACAACAAAGTCACACTTGGGGGCACGAGTGCAACCGTATTGGGCACTTCGTTTGACCTAGTGGCATCTGAAATGACAGTGAAAGCAGCAGTGTCAAACGCTGGTGCTGGCTATTTGGGAAGCCATTCGGATGTGGGTGGCACAACAGTGACTACATCAAATGGGTTTGAGTTAAGAGCAGGACAGCAAGTGACCGTCACGGTTGGTTCACCTCACGAACTCTATGTCATTGGAACAACTAGTGACATTTTCTATTGGATAGCATCATAGGGGGCACACATGCCAGCAGGTAAAGGCACATACGGTGGCAAGGTAGGTAGACCGCCCAAGAAGACGGGCAAGAAGGTTAAACGTAAGAAGAAATCTTCGTGAACGTCGCAGCACTCAATCAGAATAATAACACTGTAGACTCGGTGGTTCTACCTCCAAGGATGAAGGATATTTACGGTTGGTGGGACCTACATAGCGGTCGATATTCAAGTGCAACGAAAGTCACAGGATTGTACGACCGTTCTGGCAGGGACAACGGCGTAAGAAACGTGGATGCGAATACACAGCCAGATATTGATTCTAGCCTATCAACTCAATTCAACCACGGCAGAAATATAGGTCTGTTCAACGAAGGTGATTATCTAAGCTCAACTACTGTTGACTTTGATGACGTATTTGGTGCAACTCCATCCAGAGATCCTGAGTTTGAAGTTGCCGTGGTACTTGCAGAGGGATCAGGTTCTGCGGGATTTGAAGCTTTCTTTTCACTCAACTCCTCTACAGAGTCAGATCAAATATACTTAGCAAGGCACAATCAAGGTGTTGCGTTTAGGGTTAGGGGTAGCGGGGATAATACATTTGACACAGCGGATGTCCTTTTTACTCAAGATACAGCACAGACTTTCATATTCAGTCTCCAACAAGATGGTTCTGGCGCAATGGATGTATATGGATGGGTAGGTGGGAGCCTATTGGATTGGGATGATGTGGGCATCGGTACAAATTACCCATGTGATCCAGACACATTTCGTGGGATGGATGAATTATGTATAGGTGGCGTAGGAACGGGCGCAGGGGAATATATTGGACGTATAGCGGAGATGATATTCTGGAAAGGTAAGTCTACAGCGGCAGAGAGGATAGAGTTGTTAAACTACCTTCAAGACAAGTGGGGTTGCACCTAATGATAAAACTTGATGAGAAAAGACTAAAAGAAGAACTGAAGACTGCAAGGCAATGGCGTAACCAGCACCTTGGGTCATGGAAGGAGATGATAGACAGGTTCTCTGGACCTGCTTATCTGGATAGTGGTAGCATGGACACAGCGTCCAACGACCCAGAGAACTTCGCATATTCAATGGTTGGTCTGATCCTACCCAAGTTGGTGTATGATTCACCAAGGGTAGAGATTGAAGCTGACGACCCCATCGCGGATGGCTTCACGTCAGAGACACTGGAAGCAGCGATGAACAGGTGGACTGTTCGTTCTAGCCTGCGACAAACATTACAACGAATAGGAACGGATATGTTGTTCTCGTGGGGTATTGCGATGGTGACTCGTGAGCCAGAGGGTTCAATGAGACGCATTGACCCACACCATATGGGTACGACTCCACGTGTATACCGTATCAGCCCAGAACATTTCATCATGGATCCGGCAGCAGATGCCTTCGAGGACTCACGATTCCTTGGGCATTCATATGCGATGGACTTGGATGACCTGAAAGAACGGGCTAAAGAAGACGACGACTACGATAAAGATGTAATTGAAGAACTAACAGCCGGCACAGGCAACGATGATTTTAGGTTCAAGTATGGAGAACGTCGAGAGATAACTGACCGCGAAGAGGTTCTTGTTACAGAGTTGTGGGTCCCGGAACTTGAAGCAGAAGGTCACCCTAAAGATGGCAAACATAACGGTACAATCTACGTACTAGCAGAAGGTGCGGAGGGAGAGGTGTCAATCATCTCGAAGCCTAAGCCTTACTACGGACCACCTACTGGCCCATACTCAATATTTGGAACATTTACAGTACCTGGTGATCAACACCCTCTCGGACCACTAACCGCAGCAGATGGCCTAATACGAGAGTTAAATCATCATTTGAAAAGCATGGGAACTTCAGCTGCAGCATATCGTCGTCTAGTCGGTGTTGATGCCAGGGCTGCTAAACTAGCACAGGACATAGCGAACAAGCCAGACTTGTTTGTCGTGCCTATCGAGAATCTAGACAAAGACCGTGTTGTGCACATGGAGTTTGGTGGTGTTACGCCACAGCAAATCACATATGCTGAGATGACACAGAACAGACTTGACCGTCTGACCGGGTTATCCGAGGTCATGCGCGGGAACATCCACGGTGACACGACAGCAACAGAAGTAACAACAGCCGCATCTTCAGCCGGCATTCGAGTAGCATGGATGCAACAACAGTTTGCAGAAGCTACATCAAAGGTGCTATGGACAGTAGGTTGGTATCTATGGCACGATGATCAGATTGAAATGCCTTTGGGCAACGAGGGCTTGAAGATAACGGGTGGTGGAAGAACATTGAAATGGAAGGGTGGCAGGGAAGACAATTACGCAGCCATGTCCATCAAAGTGCAGGCTCACTCCATGCAACGAGTGGACGAGGCACTGCAACAGAAACGTAGCGTGGAACTCTTACAGTTGGTCATGCAGGTGGGTCAAATGATTCCCACGATGCCGTTCATTGATTGGAATAAGCTCATTGATAACATCGGTGACACACTGAACATGCCTGATCTTGGCAAGATAATAAACGCTAGAGGGGCTGCACCTCCACAGGCTGCCGAACCAGTAGATGGTATGCCGCCTGGGTCAACCGGGGTCAGCCCAGCAGCATCAGTAGGTGATCTGATTTCTTCAGCCACACGTGGCGTAGGAGCAGGCAGACCTGGAGGCAGGGTAATAAAGTGATATATGACTTCGTCAATGATACGACAGGTAAAACTGTAGAGTTGCATTACTCTATGGCTGATGTGCCATCTATTGGTGAGATTATTGAGCATGAAGGGGAAAGATTACGTCGAATAGCGGGTTGTCAGATAGATGCAGGCATAGATGCGAAGGTACACGGATATCCATACGTGTCCAGCTCTTTGCCAAGAAATCTAAAAGGATGTGATACAAACAGGCAAGGAAAGCCGATAGTCACATCTAGACGACACGAACGTGAAGTAATAAGCCGACATGGATACTCAAGGGACTAATTATGACAGATGAACAGGCAACCACTGAAACAACTCCAAGCTCCGCTGTCGATAGTGGTGAGGGGACGGTGACTAATCCAACCGTCTCCGCGCCTGATTCTGCGGAAACAGAGGATTCCATACTTGACAAAATCTTTGAAGATGATAATAATGAACAAACTAGGACACCTGAACCTATACTCACAGGGGCGACTACGGAAGAGGAAGTCGTGGATGATGAGAGGGAAGGGTTGCTCCGAGCCTTGCGACGTGATGGCGTACCACAGACCATCATAGACCAAGTGTCTAAAGATCCTGAAATATTGGATCAATGGGCGAACACAGCCTTGAAGCGTCAATCACACGTGGACGGGTATACAGAGAAGATGAAGGAGTTGGAAGACCAGCTCTTTAGCCAGGGTGAACAGACACCCGAAGATAGGAAAGTATCTGAACAAACAGATGCAGAAGAGTCTGAAGTGGGCAACAACTCACTAGACGCACTTACCGATGAAATCGGTGAGGATGCGGTTTTACCGATTCGAGAGATGCAGCATCAACTAACAGAGATGAAGCAGCAACTAGATGACGCAAACCGTCGCGTGGCAGAGTCTGAGTTACGGGTAAGGTTAGAAGAAGCCAGTAACTCCGTGTTAGGAAAATGGGACATCACTGAAGAAAAAAGGGACGCAGTGATACTCCGCATGTCCGAACTAGGAAAGACGAAGCCGGGAACTTTTGAAAGCATTGAGGCTTTGATGCATCAAGCTGCAACAGAGGTGCTAGGACAGCCAAAGGCGAAGACTCGCAGATCGGCAACACCTAGTCCACCATCACGAGTCGCTCGACTTGATAGACCCACAGATGTGGATTCAAGAGAAGACGCGGCACTGGAAGTATTACTTTCAGGTGGGTCTGTTGACCAGGCAAAGCAAGCCGCTATGCATAAATCTTAGTTAATTGAAAGGGGTACAGCATGGCTGGCACACCTGCGGATAAATTCCGCGATTTCATGGAAGCTACTGGACCGGCATACTTAACAGGTCCAGAGACGATCATCAACGAGGCTGTTGAAAAACGGTATCTTTGGGGTGATCTCGTAAAGGGGAAGGAACGCGCTATTCAAGGCGGTACTGAAGTACGTGAAACCTTGATGACAAGTGACGGTGCGACCTTCCAGTACTATCAACCAAACGAGACTTTCTCGTGGCAAAACCCACAAGTTCTTGACACAGTATCCGCTGATTGGCGATTTGCTGTAGATCACTTGGCATGGACAGACCACGAAGTCGAATTGAATGCTGGCGATGGGTTGACTAAAGACGCATTGAAGGTTGCTTACAAGCGACTGAAACGTGCTAAAGAGCAACGCATGGTCACATCACTAACCAACGGTCTGGAAGCATCACTATGGACTTCACCTTGGAATCAGACTTCCGAGATGGAATCCTCTTCAGGAAAGATTCCATTCTCAATTCCGTGCTTCATCACTGAAAACGGTGCTACACACGAAGCTGAGTGGCGCGGTCAACAAATTGATGCTGCCTGGACAACTATTGCAGGCATCGACCCTGGCGTTGAGGCAAAGTGGAACAATCAGATTACATTCTACAGTCGAGACTTAGGTGCTAATGCTACGGCAACATCACAGTCATATGAAGAATATCACATCGACGAGTCATCAGAAACCACACACAACGTGTATGGTTTGATTACAGCGTTTGATGAAATGTTCTTGAAATTGGACTACCGTCCACCTTCAACGAACGCAGAGTACTTTGAGAACGCATCAATGAACCAACAAAAGATTGTTTGTTCACGACGTGGTGTCAACGAGTACAAACGTGCGTTACGTGATCAAAATGACCGACTTGTTTCAATGCAAGACGCTGCATACAGTGCACCAGCATACAGTGGTATTCCACTGACATATGCATCAGCACTAGACACAGCAGAGTTGTACAACAAGGACGCAGACGCAGTTGCAGACACACTTTCTGGTAGAAATACTGATAGTGGTATCGCTATGGTGACTACATCTGGTGGTTCTGAATTTGCAGATGCGACCATCGACAAAGGTGCTCGTTATTACTGGATCAATGGTGCATATTTAACACCATTCGTTCACTCACGTCGTTACATGGTTAAGCACGATGTCATGCGACATCCAAATCAACCATTCACTAACATTCAACCCACGGATACGTGGTGGAATCTCCTTGCTAGTTCGCGTCTGCGACACGGCATCGTTTCTCCTCGACGTAC